GTTTCTGTCTCGTTCATGATTTTTCCTGAAATTACCTGTTGGTTATACGCACGCCGCCGATGCTCTTGTCATCGATCAGGCGGTATTCTACTCCGTCATCCCCGAGGACAACGCGGCCCGCATATCTCTCGAAATAAACCCGGTCGCCAGCCTTGGGGCGCTCGCCCTCGAATGGCCTGGTCCTGTCGCTGTTCCATTTAAATGCGTCGTCGCCGGCCTCAACAATGACACCCGAGGAGGATGAGAGCTGGGCGCGGTCAACAACGTCATCCGGAAGCTGTAGGCTACCCGAGGATGTTGCCGCGATATCAGGTCTAACCAGAACGCGGTCGCCTATTGGTCGGCAACCAGACTCGTTCTTGCCGAAAAACGGGGCCGGAATGTACTCGGCACGCCTGACCGAAAGAACCTTGGGATTAAGCGCCATGATTGACACCAAATCGGCTGACTTCTTCCCATCCCGTTGGCATAATGCTGTTCGGATACCAAGGACGCCATCACCGCGCTCTTTGCCTTATGGATATCCATGGGGCAACGAATCAACAGGCCGTCCTTATTAGTCATAGATTTTGCTGCCTCAACTAGCGCTTCCGCCGCTGTGGTAACAAGATCGTCATTCACCCTCGCTGGCATTATATTCCTCTTCTCTTTCCTGATAAAACGCCTCGATTGCCTCGAAAGGCAGATCGCAGATTTCCTGTAATTCGATTATCTGGCCGCGCACTGTCTCTGACAGGTTTTTCGGATCGTTAAGCCACATCTCAAGGGCCGCCGATTTCAGAAACGCGCGCTTGTTGATTAGAAAATCAAAGAACCACTTGGTAACGGGCTCGTGTTTCCAGAGGCCGTATTGTTCTTTGGTCACGCGTTGTGCTCAGCAGCAAACCCAGCGCTAGGGCTCACCCGCCCGTTCCCGTCCGGATCAGCCTGCGCCAACTGATTATCAGTGCTGGGCGGTACACCGTTCGGGATGGTCGATGGATGCTGTAGCTGTGGCGGAGGCGGAGCCTCCTCTGGTCCGGGCTGGCTTACCGAGCCGTCTGCGTTCTTTGTCGGTTGAGTAGCGGCATTGAACTGCGCCTCCCAGACCTTCAGGTTCTGATCGAGCCAAGCCAAGTGCTGATCGCCTACGGTGGCATCTGCCTCTGCCATGGACTTTATCGCGGTCGCGTAAGCCGAGAACTCCTGAGCCCGCTTAAGCTTCACATCGGCCTGAATGACCTGCTCCTTCTGATCCAGCTCCATGCCCTTGATGGCAATGGCCGGATTCGGAGCGGTCTGCTTGGCAAGGATCTTGTCAGGCTGGTCGATGTCCGCAGCCTTGAAGGCGCGCATCAGGATCTCTTTGCCGTCGCAGTCTGGATCTTGACGGAAACCTAGCAAAAACTGTGCCCTGCCCATTCTCTGCATGTCCGAGACCATCGTGGGATCGGATACGGGCTCAACACCCGCACCCAAGACGTAATCCTGCTTAAGAATTGTCTTCCAAGTGTCGCCGACCTTGTACTGGCTCTTTTCGTCGCCATAGACGCGGTTAAGGCGGTAAAGCTTGTTCAATTCGGACTTCAGCGAGCGATGCACCCGCTTGTAAATAGCCGTAAAGACCTTCAGGCCCTGTTCAATGAGGGCAAGCGTCGTGGTGGCCGGCACGTTCGGGGTTTTCTGATCCCCCGTGAGAACGTCCTTAACGGCTGCAATCTCCTTGCCGGCCTCAACTAAGAAGCCCAGCAAGTTGAATAGGACTTGACTTGGCCCGGGCGCCGGGAACGGAACAATATTGTCTTTGATATTGCCGCCGGTCGCGTTGACCGTCTTGTATTCGCCGAGCTGAAACCGGATGGCTCCGGCGTTCATGCTCAGTCCCTTGCCTATGAAGCCGCCACCTGCGTTTTGAAGAGTACCGGCGTCCAAGAGCTGGTTGAGCACGGTGTTGATGGATTCATTAATAGGTCGAAGGAGCTGCCCGAAACCAAGGGAATATACGCCCCCGTCAGGATTGGGGATAAAGTCGTATTTTGTGTAGTAATGAATAGGTTCGATTTTGGCGATCTTGTGCGTTCGGCCACTGAAATGAATCCCCTCCGCATCATACCTAGCTACAATCCGAACAACCTTCTGGCTGCGCTTGTGGATCGTGACAATATAGGGCTCGGGATAACCGTCCTCGTCCAGATCCCAGTAACGATGCTGCTCAAGGAACTCATGGGGCTTGTCGCGGTCGCCTTCCGAGTTCTCAGCCTCGCCATAGGGCTGCTCGGGAACAAGCCACAGCCCGGCCCGCTCCATTTCCTTGATTTCCCAAGGATAGAACTCTAATTCCTCAGTACCGCGCGGAGCCGTCTCTACCGTCTTGGCATTGTAATTGAGGACGAACTTCATGGGCGAAACCATCGCCGAAGTATTGCGGCCCTTGCGCGGGTCGAAATAAGTCTTCCGGAACACCGTCCCGACGATACTTAGCAGATGCAATAGCTGGTCGGTCTCGGGCTCCCATTCCGGCTGCTCGTCCAAGAGCTGCCAGGACATATGCTCGCCAATGCCGTTAGCGCGTTGCAGCTTAGAACCGGGAGGGGTAGCCCAAACGGGTATAGGGGTAGGTTGTCCGTCCGGTCCCGGAGGTCCCGGCTGCATCACCGGCTGGCCGGTCTGCGGGTTGATTTGCGGCGTCCCGTCGTCCTCGCCAATAACCACACCGCGGACAATAGACCTCCCGTTCACTATGGCAGGATAGGCACGGGCCGCGAACTGAGTCGCCGCAGTCGTCACCAGCGGGTAAATGACGTTTGCCGCCTTCGGCCATGGGAACTGCTTCTCCTTGGCAACCTGCATTGCCAGTTCCATTGCCTCTTCGGTGCGGGTTTTCCAATCCGCCCGGGAGGTAACATCAATGTCGTATTCGGTCTTAACGCGGTTGGCGATCTCATCCAGAAGCGTCTGGTCTAGCTCTTCCGCGATGTTGGGGGATTTGATCCAGGCTTGGAGCTTCTGGACATGCTCGGGGTCAGGCCCAGTCTGAGGCGCGCCAGTTTGAGGCATAGCTCCGCTTGCCGCCGGGTCTAATTGGGCAGCAGCAAGTGAGTTAGCCATAAGGTGTCAGTATCCCGTCACGCTAGAGCGTATTTCGCCAGTTTATTTTCAATGGCTGGCGCCGGAAGCCAGCCTAAACATTCATCCAATTCACTCGGGCCAATGGCAAACCCGCCGTCATGGTCACACCAACCCCATTGGCCGTCAATTTCACCCCAATAGACTAAATAGACACCACCTGACTTACAGCGCAGGAGTATGACCTCCCCATCATCCTCGGGGGCCGCCATCATCGCTCGCCAATAGATATCCATGCCTAATACCCCGTTACTGATGATCGCGTGGTGTCAGAGTAAGAGCGGTCATCCCACATACTTTGAATCGTATCTGGTGCCTGCGGCTCGTAGACAATCGCCATCAGGCCGAACGCATCGGAAGCATGGCTGCTCCAATCATGCTCCGGCCCCAAGCCGACGTTGCGGTTTTCGTCCTTGCGCTCGTGGTAGTAGCCCAGCGCATCGCGCCCTGGCTCGGTCTTGGCCTCGTCAAACGAGCAGCGGCTAAAGATACGCCGAACAGCCTCAATCCGCATCGAGGCAGCACCAGCCCCCTGGTTGGGGATAATCTCACAAGAAAAGCCCGCCTCGTATAAGTGCTGGGCGTAGGTCAGCCCCGTTACCGGGTTCGAATTGCCGCCGTCATGGGGCAAATACAGCGTCGCGTGCTGATACTTTCGGCGCCTTAGCTCGTTGACGTAATAAGCGAGGACTTGTCCTTGTCCCTCGATGTAATCAATGACATTGATTGCTTGTCCGGCCCATTGGACGATCCAAATGGCCATAGCGTCAGCCTTTGCCCCGGAGCCGCCGAGATCGAAAAAGGCGCGGATGGGCAATAGCGGGTCAAGGGCAACCCTTCCGATGCGCCCTTCCTGTCTTGCCTCCAGAAGATTATTGGCAAAATAGGCACCCTCGAACGCCTTGGCGTAGTCGCCCTCCCAGATGTGCTCGTATCTATCTGGATACTTGGCTAGGTCCAGACGCCGCTCGTCATCCAATACACTCGGGAACCAAGGGTTATCGCGCCAATTCGCCTCGACAACAATCGCGCCGTCAGGGCGCTTGACCCGTAGAAAGTCATCGATAGCATCGGTCTTACGGCGTGGGTTCCAAGATGCCCATATCTCAGAACCTTCAGAGCGGATCGTAGGGCGAAGCAGCGCAAGGCTACGTTCTGAGAGCGTCTGCGCTTCTTCAACCCAGGCACGATTGAATCCCTCTAGCGATTTGATCGTTTCCGCCGTGCTATCCTGCATACCCTGGAACAGGATAACCCCGCCACCCCGGCTCTTGATCTGGTCGGACTGCACCTCGAAGTGCTTCCCGAGGCCCAGCGCCTGGATCTTATCCTCAATCAGTCGCTTGGCGGAGTCCTTGAGGCTCTTTTGAACCTCGCGGATACAAACCGAGCGAAAGCCAGGATTACGGTAATGGTCATCTACAAGAAGCTCGGCAAAGAAGTGTGATTTCCCAGAACCGCGCCCGCCATGTGCCCCCTTATATCGAGCTGGCTTCAGCAGGGGTACGAATACCCTAGCTGTCGGCACCTGTAGGTGGGTCAATAACTACTCTCGCGATTGTCTGTAGCGCTACCTGGAATGCGTCGTCGTCGTTCGTAATGGCCTGTGCGGGCTTCCCGTCTAAGCGATCGGCCACTTCCCTAATGGCCTGCAATCCGTCTTCAGCCGCAGCGGTCGCCAATAGCCTACGGGCCAGGCCACGCAATGCCTTGGGATCATCCTCACCCAATGCAGCCAATTCCATACGCAAAGCATCGCGGAATGGCCTATCTTTGGCCTTGCCGCCTGGATTACCTGATTGACCCGGTTGAAATACCATTGCCTGAATTGTTAACCAATTGACTTAGTGTTGCAAATTAGTCTCGGTCACCGTCATAATCACCATGATTGATCTTACCGCTCTTGGTCGCCCCGCGCTGGCTGTCCAGCATGGTTCCGCGAGCAGGCTTGCCGTGGTCCGGTCCATTCTTGAACGGGGACTCGATCGCATCAATGTCGGGAACGGTTCCGGTTAAGGCGTATTCGTGATGGCTGCGAATGGCTTTATTGTCCATTAGTCTAGCTTTCCAAAATTGTTGGCTTGATAAATCGCGTTGGCGGCGTTTCCGCCGTATTGGTTATGCGAGTCATTAAACTT